AAAATCGTCCGATAAATATAATGATTTACAAACTTCCAAACCGTAGGTTCGATTTCCAGGTCCATCTTTTAATTTTCGATCGTATAATAAACAATCTTTTTCTCGATCATAAATAACAGACATGTGTTTTAATGACAATCGTTCCAATAATTTGATTTCATCGTATTTTATAATTTCATGAAAATGCGTCGCAAAAATAAAAGAAGAATGTTTTTCATGCAATTCAGTTAATCCCGCAACAAAAATACTCAAAGCGGATTCGGTTTCGGTTCCCGAACATAATTCGTCACCTAAGATCAAACTTTTTTCATCGGCCATTTTTAAAATAATACGCAATTCAGACATTTCCACAGCAAAAGTAGAAAGACCTTTAAATATGTTGTCATTTCCTAATATCCTTGTATAAATGGAATGATATGGTTGGTATTGAAATTGAGAACATGGAACAAACATGCCCGATTGTGCCATAATAATAGAAATTCCTAATGCACGAATAATACTTGTTTTACCTACTGCATTTGTTCCATATAATAAAATACCAGAATCTCCTATTGAAATATCATTGGTTACATATATTTCATTTTGTTGTAATTGTTCTATTAAACAATGTCTTAATTCATACGCTTTTACAAAAGATTTTTCTTCCTCGTTATTTAAAATCTCTGGTTTACAATACTTATATGTTTTTGCAATATAAGATTTACATATTAATACATCTAATTTCGCAATATAATTTATGATTGTTTCAAAGTTCTCAAAAAAATCACTTTCTATTTTTGTTAAAATTTCCAAATAGGTGTTATGAATCCATTCATTTCGTTTTTCTTTCAAATGAAATATATCTTTGGTTATATTCGTTAAACCTGGTAAATCAATTTCATTCATAGTTGTCGACGCATTTGTAAATTTCATTTCTTTCAAATGTATTTCAAAATAAGGTATTTGTACTGTTATTTTTTCCATTGATTTTATCGTTAATAATTCGTCGATTTTCTTTTTCAACGCACTTGCTCTTGTTTTTGTAATTTGTAAAGATAATCCCGATTTTTCAGTTTCATGAATTTTTACATATTCCGTATCATTTGTTTTCATAATTGAATTCAATTCATTTTTAATTTCATAAAATAAATTATTTTTTTCTTGAAATGATTTTATTACTTCATCCAATTTTTTTGAAACACCGGTTTTTATTATATTTTCATCAAATGACGATACGGTATTCACGGATTTACATAATTCAATATCAAAAGATTTTTCTATAAAATTTATAAAACGCATGCATATATCATCTATATATTGATATGGGTTCTCTACATTTTTACATAAATATTGACAGATCTCTTTTTTTTCATAAAAACAAACATTCAATTGTTGTATTATTTTTATACTATTATATAATTGATACAATGTGGACGGATATACTTTTTTAATGACTAATTGTCGAACTATTTTTTCAATATCTCGGATTTTATTCATTTCTTTTCTGAATATATCAATAAAATGTTGATTCGATTCCAATAACATGGTTGAAATCATAGAATATTCATTTGTTAACCAATCTTGATTGATTGTTGGATTCAATAATTGTGATTGAAATAATCGACGACCCATAGAACAAGAACATTTATTTAAAAAAGAAAGAACGGATGATAATTGACCACTTCGTTTTCCATCGAGTGATAAATCATCAATAATGTTTAATTGTTTCAATGTATGATTGGCTAATATCATTCGATCACTTGTATTATTGAAATCGGGGATGGATATTTTTCTTGTCAAATGATAATTATGTTGTTGAATAAAATTCAATAAAAAACAAAACGATTGTGTTGCGATTGTATTATTTTGAAATTCATTACATATATTATAGACTTCTTCGCCAAAAAAATTAGATAAAACATGATGAATATACTTTTGTTTTGTGCAATTAATCACTTCTTCATTCTTTTCCAGTTGTTTTACATTAAATCTGTGAAGTGTTGTCGTTTTTATACCAATATATTGTAAAATAGTATCTTGTATATTTATATCAAATGGTGATAATAAAATGACTTCGCTCGGAGAATAAATGGATATATATCTTTCCAATTCATCAAATGTGGTAGGATTCATCAAAAAAGGTGTATCATATTCAAATAAAGATGTTTTTCCTGTAAAAATATTGATCACTGAAACACCATAAACGATAGATTCGCGAATTTTCATTGACTGTTGTGTATTCTTTGATATAGGTTTATAAGTATCCATCCAAATACACATAATATTATTTGTTATTTGTGGTGATATATCCGTTTCATAAGATACATAAGTTCCTGCGGAATAAACACCTTGAAACACTCTTTTTACTTTTTTACCTTCTTTCTCTTGAATATAAACAACAGCAGTATATGCATTTTCAATCATTTTCTGTAGATATTTATCTAATGAATAATCTCGAAAACCGGCCATAACAACTTGTTGTTCTCGAAACGATATTTTTTTTTCGGAAACATTTAATTGACATATTTGTGAAAATTCTTCAATTTGTGACATGGAAATGGTATTTGTTTTTACATCCTTTAATCCATAGACTTCAAAAAAAGCGCCGACTTGTAGTAATACAACCGTGTTTTTTCCATATTTTGTTTGATATTCTTTTGTAAGATTTATATATTCTTCCATTATATTTATTGGTATATCCGCTGCCATTTTTCTAAAAGAATAACGCAATTACTTTTATATCGATTATAAAATTGAACTTTTTTTACTATTTTTGAATTCTAAAACAAAAAATAATCAATAGTATATATAGATGTAAAAAATGAACATACAAAATAATTTTGAAGAATCAGATGATTATGGTTTCTTTTGCGAATTGGAAAACTATGATACGGATAAAGTAATTGTAGAGAGTATTCTTTATCGAGATTCATTTGACGGATATGCAAATTATAAATATACAAATATTGTTATCCATCAATACAGCAATATGATAAATAAAATTGCAATCTTTTTAACCATCATCACGAGTCTTTTAATGTGGTATCAGTTTTGGGCATTACATGTGTAAAACAAAAATAAAAAAATATGGAGTTGATAAAATTCCATATTTTTTTACATAATGGAACATGTTGGACAGTTTCTTTTTTTTTCTTGTTTTTTTATGACTCTTTTCGGTATTTTTTGAATAGGAGTTTTTTTTATATTACTATTCGAAACACATCTGGAAAACTTTCCTATACGATACATATGATATGGTTCTTTCGTATATCGAATATATAATTGTGTGTGAATTTCGCGATAAACATCATGAACGGTGGTGGTTGATAAATTCACTTTCAATATTCTTTCATACAATTCCTTTTGTTCTATAGTCAGTTGATATTGAGAACCGGAATACATGGTATTCAAAACGATGTCATTCCAATGATTATTTAAAATTGGATTACCAAAATCATTGATATCATCCGATTCTAAAATAAAATCCATTAGAAAAATAATAAATTCAAAACAACTAAAACGATCTTCGGTGGAAGGAATAAAATCAAAAAATCGTAATTCAATTCCATGATTATAATGTTTATTGAAGTTTATATCATAACCAATTTCATGTAATTTATTGTAAGCGTTATTTTTATAATATTCATGAAACCACCAATTATCCACTGTATTACAAATACATGTTTCTACTGGAATTGTTAATTTTTTTCCTTTAGGCATTTCATCTGAATTAAATGTTCCAATACTTATATATCTGGATACAGCACATCTTTGTGAAGATTTTGAAAAATTTATATTTGTATCTGATAAAGGATCTTTTGAACCATAGAATGATATCAAGAATGGTTCCATCCATTGAATGATTTTAATGGCTTTTGAATGATCATGAATAAATTGATTCATGTTTTTGATTTTACAATTTTCATCTAATTCTGTAGGTAAAGTAATATTATAATGCAATGTTCCATTATTAAACATGGCTATATTATCTAAATTTGTCATATAACTACAAAATGGATGATTTTTTCCCATCATCTTTATGCTTCCATAATCTTTGAAAATATCAGTTTGTTCAAATATATTATTGATTTGATAAATAAAATCTGATTTATTTTTTTCTAATTCTCGCATCACATGATTTAATTTTGCATTGAAAAAATGAAGCGTATTAAATTCAATGGTATCGCCGTCAAATAACCATTCTTTATTGATTGTATTTCGAAAATATGGTTTTAATCGTTGTAAGCTTTCAATCAAGGTTTCACCTACAAAATTGGGGTTTGGTTCACATAATGTTGTATATAAAGTTTTTGGATGATTATATGCATCTGTTTTTGTGAAACTATGTGAATTCATCAATATTGGTATTGATATGTAAGAAGTATCGATAGAATCAATATAGTTTTTTATTGCATCATCGAATTCTTCTTTTTTATAATTTGAATAATAATCTATACTATATCTCTCTCGATTTCGTTTATTAAAGAAATCTTCTTTTTGAACTATTTTCTTTTTTGTAAATTCTAAATAACATTCTTCTTCTATTCCTAATCCCCAATATATTGTATTTGGTTTATACAACGACAAATATTTTTCGTGTTTTTCGTGTTGTATGGTCTCTTTTTTCTCCATGATTTATTTCTATTATATATCGGTATATATTTTTTGTATTTATTATATTCAAATGATATTATACTATAATGCATAATCAAATTTATATAAGAAATGAAACTAATACAAATGAATACAGAACGCCAATTGTTCCCAAAGATGTTCCTATTTTGATTCAAAATGGATTTATAGTATATATTGAAACATCAAACCATCGAATATTTTTAGATGAAGAATATGAAAAACAAGGTGCGATAATTACAAATAAACCTTGGTATGATGCATCCTTTCAAAATACATGGATTGTTGGATTAAAAGAAATGAATCAATTGGAAAAATTGTCTAATCATAAACATGTTTTTTTCTCTCATTCTTATAAAAATCAAATTGGTTCTCAAACATTGCTAACAAAATTTGCCCAAAGTAATAGTATTATTTATGATTTTGAATTTTTTTTAGATGAAAAGAACAAACGAATCATTTCATTCGGATTTTACGCAGGAATTGTTGGATGTTTACTAGGATTATTACAATATATTCATAAAACAATATACAATATCAACATTTCAAATTTGAATTATTGGTCAAATATAAAAGATGTGATTACTATGATAAGAACCGATATTTTCAAAAATTGTCGAATTGGTATTGTTGGACCCAACGGCAACTGTGGAAAAGGCGTTCAGTATATTTTGAATATGTTGGATATCGATTATCATCCAATAAAAAGAGAAGATAACAAATCAAATCTAAAAGAATTTGATATTTTATATAATTGTATTACATTAGATAATTCATATAATGAAATATGGTTTGATAAAAATATGATTTTTAATAAATCGATCATTCTTTGTGATATCAGTTGTGATTATTCCAAACCAAATAATCCAATCCAAATTTATAATAAAGCTACTTCATGGGAAAACCCTGTGTATAATTATAATGATTTTGTGGATATTATTGCTATCAATAATTTACCTTCTTTATTACCAAAAGAAAGTTCAATTTATTTTTCAGAAAAATGTAGTGATTTATTTTTAGAAGTCGAAAATGAAACATGGAAAAAAAACGAACAAATCTTTTTTGATACACTATTTACCATCGGGTCTGATAACCGTATAACCTAAATCAATAAAATAAATTTTATCGTAATATTTATGATAAATATATTCTACAAATTTTTCAGCAACAATTCTACCCTGATATTTTCTATATTCAACTAATTCATTTATTTTGTTTGAAAAATCTTCCATTGTTTGAAATGAAATGACTGCAATAATTGCATTACAACCATCAAAGTTACCATGATTTGGTATAGATATATCATATGGCGTCATTTTACTAAAAATATCGACAGGAAAAGGATTTTTTATTTCAATATCAGGTCTCATATAAATAATAAAATCATATGTTTTATTTTTATTTAAAACCATTTGTGAAACACGGCGTTGACTTTCTAATCCACAAATATAATTTTTTATCATTTGTGGATACCATTCTTGTGTTCCCAGTCCGCCATATTTGTTAAATAATTCTTCATTAAAATAATCTGAAAAGTGTGAATCAATATTTTGTTCTATGAATATATCTTCATCGTCGATTTGATATTCAGATGGACACAATAATTTATATTCTTCATAATCAATTGGTATTTCTACTTTATCATTCCAAACAATATTATGCTTCTCTGTTCTCCATGTATGAATAAAAGTATCATATTCAATATTATGTTTCTTCAATTCATCAAATAAATATTTATGATGGGTTTTATATACATATTTTGTGGATCGTGTTAAACCATAATAACATATGGCTACTTGAAACATATTTATATTGTTGATTTTAATACAGATTATTCTTTATATTACTTTTCTTCGTTCATAAAATTATAGAGTAAAATATCTGGATTATGGTTCTTTACTTCCCCACATATAAGGATGGCACTTTCATACATTTTACGCAATACATCATTCGGTGAAGTGGAGCCCACTTTTATAAATCCATTTTTGATTAAATATTTTTTAATATCTTGTATGGGAACTTGTTTTAATAATTGTGTTTTGGTTGTTATATTATTTCGTATTGTTTTATTTGAAACCAATACGGAGACTCTTGGAAATAATTTTGATTTGCCTATTTTATATGTTCGTCGTATCGTTCTTTTTTGTTTTAATTTATGTTGTTGGTTTTTGTTTTTCATTTGTTGTAATTTTTGCATCGTTTGTTGCATTTCATTTATTTTATTTATACTATTTGTTATTTTTGTATCCATGATATTTTTTAGTTTTGCATCTATTTTATTTTCTCCACCATGTTTCTCTTGTAATGAATGTTGTAATGTTGATGGAATGGTATTTTGTATAGGTATAGATGGAATGGTTACCGTTGGTTGTGATTGTGTGGAAGAATTAATTATTGTAATAGGTGTTGATGTTGTTGTTGCTGGTATTGTTGCTGTTGTTGTTGCTGGTATTGTTGCTGGTATTGTTGCTGGTATTGTTGCTGGTATTGTTGCTGTTGTTGTTGCTATTGTCGTATTTTGGATAGGAGGTAATGAATTTCGATTTCTCTGCGTTTGATTTATCCAACTACGATATGTTGGTAATTGACCATTTTTTAAACAACCATATTGTGGTTGCTGTAAAATAAATTCCGATTTTCTTGGTTGTATGTGTATCGTAGGTAAATTGGATGGTGGTGGAGACAATGTTACTTCGTGCTCGATCGGTTGTGTATATAATAAAGAAGATGGTTGACTTGGATAATGTTTTAATGTTCGATTCCATTTTTCTTTTGTTTCATTTTCTTCAATTAATTTATTTAAATATTCTTTGGATTGTTCAAAATCACTATCGAAATTTTTTATTTCGGAATCCTCTTTTTTTCGATTCTCTTGTTTCTGTAATTTTTCATCAAACATTTTTTTATATTTTTCTTCTTGATGTTCGCGTATCATCTTTAAAATTGATCGTTTTTTTAATGTATCTTTTCGTGTTCTCGGAGTTTCAGATTTAATTCGAATATTTCCATCTTGTTTTGATTCCGACTTTTTTTTTCGTGTTTTATTATTCGATGAATATTGAAACAATTCCGGATTTATATGTATCGTTTTTCTTTCACTCATTTTATATTTTTTTAATAAATAAATAAATTCTATATAATACTATTGAATTTATTTTTATTCTATTTTTCACTATTCTCTAAATATAAATGGCATGCATAAAACTTTTTTCTTGTGTTTTCTTTTTATTTTTCAAAAATGTTTCATATCCATTATTTAAATCACTCAATGATATTTTTTTTCTCAATTCTTTTTCCTTACCATATATTCTACGCCCATGTGCAATTTTTGTATAAGAAAAAAGCAATTCCATATCTCTACCAAAATGTATAAAATCATCTTTTTTTGATTGAAACCAATTTTCAGAAATATCGACTTCATTTTCAAATGACCATTCACTATCTTTCACTTTTTTCTTAAAGATCTTCATCATTTCGGTTGCATTATATGGGTCCATTTTAAATCGCCAAATAAATCGAGATTCCAAACCACGATTTGCGGCAAAAAATGTTTCTTCTAACTCTTTATCATATCCCGCTATAATTACCATTAAATTTTCTTTGTGATCACTTAATGCCTCACATAATGTATCTAAACATTCTTTAGAATAACTGTCATTGTTCTCTGGAGACGCTAATGAATACGCTTCATCAATAAATAAAACACCACCTAAACATTCATCAATGACTTTTTTCGTTTTTATAGCCGTTTGTCCTAAATAACCCGCAATCAATTCACTACGAGTTACTTTTTTAAATACATTATTTTTTAAGACACCTAATTTTGAATACATGGTTCCTATGATTTTCGCAATTTCGGTTTTACCTGTTCCTGGTAAACCGTATATAACCGTATGTTTAAATTCACTTGTATTTTTTCCTATATGTAAATCTTGTAAAAAATATAATAATTGATCCAATATGGATTTTTTCATTGTTTCTAAACCAATCATATCATTTAATTGTGTTAATTCATTTTTTATATTATGTAATAATTTCAATTCAATATTATATTCTGTATCTTCTTTGTATTCATATGTTTGAATAATATCAATCATATCATAAATCGTATTTATAGAAGAATCAATCATAACTTTATATTTGGGTTTTTGAATTTCTGGTGGTGGATCGATCTTTACTTCATGTTGATTTTGCCATATTGTATAACTGTTATTGGATGGGTCTTGATATGTATGATTCCATAATGATTTTGAATATTTTGCATAATAATTGTTATTGTTATTATTATTCATCATTTCATAAGAAACATGTTTTCCAGAAAAATCGAGTGCTGCCATATTATTTTCCAAATAATCATTATTAATAGCACTTAATAATATTAAATAATCATTATAATTACAAGTTTTCGTTTGAAAATGATCCAAAAAATCTATAAATTTTAATGGGGTTTTATTTACATTCATTGAAAAAAGAGTTTATCTTATACATTATTTCTGTTTTATTTCCATTTCCAAAAATATATATTTTCAAAAATAGAAATAAATATTTTTTGGAAAAAGATCTAAAAAATTGAATAGAATAATAATTTAATAAAGTCGATTATATAAATCGACGAAAAAATGAATAATTACGAATTAAAATCAAGTATTGATCATACAAAATTTGTATATAATGTAAAAACAGAACCAATAGATACAAATAGTTTTAAAATTAAAAAAAAATCCAATAAAAATACAAAACAACAAGAAAAATATTCAGAAAATGCGGAACCTGTTATTATAGAAGAAAACACAACAGAAACAATAAAAGATATTATTAAAGAACAAGAATTAATTCAAAAAGAAATGGATAAAATAGAAAATACGGTAGAAAAAGCTGTATTATCTCATCTTGGAAACTATATTGAAGAACCTTATCATATTATTGAATCTTATTTTCAAGGTCAATACTTGGAAAGATTAGTTCGTCATCAAATTGAATCCTACAATCATTTTGTCAATTATCAAATTCAACGAACAATTCAAATGTTTAATCCAGTTACCATCCATTCCGAAAATGATTATGTTGCAGAAAAAGACAAATATTTATTAGAAATTTTTATATCATTCACTAATTTTAAATTATATCCTCCACAAATACATGAAAATAATGGCGCAACAAAAATGATGTTGCCGCAAGAAGCGAAATTGCGTAATTTCACATATGCTTCTACCATGACAGTTGATATTAACATACAATATGTTGTTCGAAATTCGGAAAATATGGAAAATCCGAAAATCATTGAAAAAGTTTTGCCAAAAATTAATATTGGAAAATTACCCATTATGTTAAAATCGTCTGTATGTGTTTTAACTCAAAATAAAAATATTAGTTCTGAATTAACTGGTGAATGTGGTATGGATTGTGGTGGTTATTTTATCATTAAAGGTTCAGAAAAAACGGTGTTAGGTCAAGAAAGAGCTGCTGAAAATCGTGTTTATTGTTTTGATGGTAAAAATACAACAAAATGGGATTGGTTCGCAGAAATCAAATCTGTTCCGGATTTCAAATGCATTTCGCCAAAACAAATTGAAATGATGATTGCTAGTAAAAATAATGGATTTGGTCATGGTATTTATATAACTATACCTCGTATTAAAAATCCAATTGAATTATTTGTATTGTTTCGTGCATTAGGTGTAAATTCAGACAAAGAAATATGTGAATATATTTTATTAAATATTGATGATAATAAAAATACGGAATTATTAAAATGTTTACAAGCATCTATTATTGATGCAAATAAATATATGAATCAAGAAGACGCTTTAAAACACATCACTGCATCTGTTGCATATACACCTATGAATATGGATAAGGAAGCTGGTGCAAAAAAGAAGAGAGAATTTACCATGGAAGTATTAGAAAATGATTTATTTCCTCATTGTCAAACACTTGCACAAAAACTATATTTAATTGGATACATGGCAAAAAAATTAATACAAACAAGTTTAGGATGGTTACCACCAGATGACCGTGATTCTTATTTGAATAAGAGAATCGAACTTACTGGAACTTTATTAAATAATTTATTTCGTAATTATTTCAATAAATTAGTAAAAGAAATGCAAAAACAAATTATTCGTGAAATTAATACAGGATCTTGGCGTTCAACCGAAGATTATGAAAATATTATAAACATGACCAATATTTATAAAATAATGAAATCTACCACTATTGAAAATGGTATTAATCGTGCATTAGCTACTGGTGATTTTAGTATTAAACAATCAAATAGTAGTAAAGTTGGTGTTGCGCAAGTATTAAATCGTCTAACATATGTTGCTAGTTTAAGTCATTTGCGAAGAATTAATACTCCTCTTGAAAAAAGTGGAGAATTAATTGCACCTCGTAAATTACATAATACGACCTGGGGCTTCATATGTCCGGCGGAGACTCCAGAGGGGCAGTCGATTGGTGTTGTAAAAAACATTAGTTATATAACGCATATTACGATTCCAACAAATAGTTCATCCTTATATGAATATGTAAAACCATATGTTTTATCCTTTGAAAACATGACAAATGTAAAACAATTCTATGGAAAAGTAAAAGTATTTGTCAATGGGTGTTGGTTAGGTATTACAGAAAAACCATTTGAATTATATCATGATATGAAGGATAGAAAATATAGAGGTATTATCAACATATATACTTCCATTATATTTGATTATAAATTACTTGAAATTCGAATTTGTAATGACGGTGGACGATTAACAAGACCAGTATTGCGTGTTCGCGATAATAAAGCATTAATTGATAAAAACATTATTGATATGTTAGTAAAAAAAGAAATTACTTGGAATGATTTATTAACGAATTGTAAATTAAATGAATCTGTGATTGAATACATTGATCCAGAAGAACAAAATTATTCAATGATTGCTATGAAATGTAAACATGGTTATTTACAAGACATACAACAAAAATTTAATTACACACATTGTGAAATTCATCCAAGCACAATATTTGGAGTATTAGCATCTTGTATTCCATTTCCTGAAAATAATCAAGCACCTCGTAACACTTACCAATGTGCGATGGCAAAACAAGCAATGGGAGTATATGCAACAAATTATGATCAAAGAATGGATAAAACTGCCTATGTATTAAATTATCCAACTCGTCCTTTAGTTGATACAAGATTAATGAACTTTATACAATTAAATAAAATTCCTTCTGGAACACAAATTCATGTAGCTATTATGAGTCATACTGGTTATAATCAAGAAGATAGTGTCTTAGTAAATAAAGGTTCCTTGGATAGAGGTCTATTTTTAGCAACTATTTATCATACAGAAAAAGACGAAGATAAAAATATCATTCGTGATGAAATTATTCGTTGTAAACCGGATATAACGAAAACCAAAAGTATAAAATTTGGAAATTATAATAAGTTAAACAATCAAGGATTTATTCCAGAAAACAGTTTAGTTGAAAATCGTGATGTGATTATTGCAAAAATAATACCCATTAAAGAAAATCGTAATGATCCTACAAAAACAATTAAATATGAAGACCAAAGTAAAACTTTCCGAACAACAGAAGAAACTTATATTGATAAAAATTATACTGGTAGAAATGGCGATGGATACAATTTTGCCAAAGTTCGTGTTCGAACATTAAGAAAACCAGTATTAGGTGATAAATTTTGCGCCTTACCAACACAACAAGTTCTTACAGATTGTGGTTGGATAGAAATTCAAGACATTGACATTCAAAAACATAAGGTATGTAGTTTAGATCGTAATGGAAACATGTGTTACGAATATCCAAGTGCAAAATTTGAATATGCTCATAATGATAAAATGTATTCTATTAAAAATAAACAGATTGAAATAGTTTGCACTTTAAATCATCGTTTATATGTTCAAAAAAGAAACGGTAAAGAATACGAATTAATCGAAGCACAAGATGTAATGGGAAAAATGGTTCGTTTTCAAAAATCAATGGAAAATGTTTATCCAGATATTCCTACAATAAAAATTGGCGATATAAATTACGAAATGAATTCTTGGTTACAATTATTAGGAATGTTTATTAGTGATGGGCATTGTGACAAAAATAATAAAGCTATATACATATCAGCATTTAAAGAAAGAAAAATACAATTTATTGAGTCTGTTTTTGAAAAATTAAATATTAATTATTCTTATCATAATAATGGTAATTTCTTCATATCAGGTAGTAAATACCCAGAGATATATGATACAATTAACGAATTGAATGTAGGTGCACTGAATAAATATTTACCTAACTATGTATGGAATTTATCAAAACGACAATCCATTATTTTATTAGAAGCATTATTACAAGGGGATGGTCATACTATGCAATATAAAGGTGAAGATGAATTTAGTCGTTATGGAACCATTAGCATACAATTAGCCAATGATATTACTCGATTAGCTGTTCATTGTGGATGGTCAGCAATTAATAAAATTGCGGAAGAACCGAATGGCATTGCACGAGTTGGTAAAAGAAATTTGGGAACTCGTGCAGGAACAGAAGTATCCATTACACAAAAACATACATATTATAAAGTAAGTATTATTCGTAAACAAAATCAACCATGGATAAATAAAAAGAAAAATGAATCGAATATTGAAGAACTTATCGATTATAATGGAAAAGTATATTGTATTGAAATGCCTAGTTCACATACTTATTATATGAGGGAATCTGATCATAGTCCTTCTCTAATCATTGGTAATTCTAGTAGACACGGGCAAAAAGGAACCTGTGGTAATATCATTCCAGAATGTGATATGCCTTTTACCAAAGATGGAATACGCCCAGACATTATCATTAATCCACATGCAATTCCATCGCGTATGACGATTGGTCAATTAAAAGAAACGCTTCTTGGTAAAGTATTATTAGAATTAGGATTATTTGGAGATGGAACTAGTTTTGGAAATTTGGATGTCAAAACAATTACAGAAGAATTGCAAAAATTAGGTTATGAAAGTTATGGAAATGAATTATTATATAATGGGTTAACAGGTGAACAATTAGAAACAAATATATTTATAGGTCCTGTATTTTATCAGCGTTTAAAACATATGGTCAATGATAAACAACATAGTCGTTCCATTGGTCCAATGGTCAATTTAACTCGTCAACCAGCAGAAGGGCGTAGTCGTGATGGTGGATTTCGTGTAGGTGAAATGGAGAGAGATGTTTTGATTGCTCATGGTATGTCGAAATTTTGTAGAGAAAGATTGTATGATGTTTCTGATAAATATAGTGTTCATGTATGTAAAAAATGTGGTATGATTGCATCTTATAATGATGGAAATAAAAATCGTATGTATTCGAATGCGGACTTTACCATTCATTTATGTAAAAATTGTGATAATAAAACAGATTTTGCAAAAGTAGAAATACCTTATGCTTATAAATTAATGGCGCAAGAATTACAGACCATTAATGTTGTTCCAAGAATTATTACGGAATAATAGATGGATAATTCATAAAAAAATACATTTTTTTATGATTTTTTATTTTGGAACTATGATTTTTATTTTTGTGTTTTTGAATTATTTTTATTTACATTTTTATCTATATGTATGATTGTAATATATTTTTATTCAGAAAATCCACGAATATCATTCGAACGACAATTATCATATGGTTTATTGGCATCTGTATTCATAGTATAAACACTTTTTATATTTTCTACAAATTCATTCAATGAAATATCTTTGAATATATTCATAATTGTATCATCTTTTTTTTTATCGTCAATTTTTCTTTTATTCTTCCATTCTTTAATAAAGTTTTCAGTATCCTCTTTCGTTCCCCATCCACTGGATTGTAAAGCATCTGCAAATCTTTTTTTTATTTTTTCATGGTATTCACTATAAGGTAATTCATTATACGGAGTAATATATACTTTTTTATCTGACGATTGTGATTGATCCATTTTTTTTCGTTGTTTATTTAAATCGTTCATGTAATTTTGAATCGATTCTACTACAGAAGGAGTATTATTATTCATTGAAAATCCACCTCGATAAAATATAAAATTAAGATTTGAAATTTGTGTTTGTAATTGAGGAATAGATTGATTAAAATCTCTTTCAATTTTTTGTTTCATTTGAATACGATGTTCATTTATTTCATCTAATATATCCAATATGTTATTTTGTAATTGAAAACCTGAACTTTGGGCTTCATCACTTAATAATTGTAATCGATTAAAATTTTGTTGTATTTGTTTAGCACGACCAAAATCAATAATAATTGAATTTCCTGGTACACCTAAAAAATAATCATAGAACAGATCTATCATAAAATTACCTGTATGATAATCATTATGTGAATATCCATAATGATGTAGTTTATCCAATTTATAGAAAGCAATATTGGCATATTTTTTCATAGAAGTCAAGTCTTGATTTTTTTCAAATTTGTCAAGCACTGAATACCCAGTTGAATATCCAGTCATATACTCCATAACAATAATTGATATATCATAAGTAAATAATGCTTCCATTATTTCCGCATCTAATTGTTTATTTGGTCGATTTGGATCAGCAGGTCTTTCGATAAAATTTTTCGAAATATGTTCTTTTAGAAAATTTTTTTGTACATCGGATAACTTATTTGAATGTGAAAGCAAAATAGCTGGACATATTGGTTCTAGAAAATCGTCTTCCAATGAACGAAAAAATAAATCTTTTTGTATATTGACTTCATTTTCAATTTCATATGATCTTGTAAGTTCTATATTCGAATCATATATTTCTTTTTCTCTTAAACGACAATCTTTTATCATTTTTTTTTGGTTTCCTGTATAATCACCCCATATGAAAAATTTTATTAGTATATTGTTTACATTTTGGTTGTATAATTTTGTTCTTATTTCTGCATATGGACTATTTATTCCAGTTTTTAAACTCGCTAAAAGAGTTATACAAGATATGCTATTATCTGTCAAAATTTTAAATGTAGAATTTTGTATAAAATAATCAAATGCTTTTCCTGGATTATTATAAGCCGTACGAACACGAACACCACCTTTTGTTTTTTTGGATTTTCTTAGTTTTCTTTTTACTTGTCGTGATTTTTTTGATTTTCTAGTTTTGCCAAATTTATGTTTCATATAAGATAAAATGATATTTTTTTATTCGAACAATAAATAAAAGACAAAAAATGGACAATTCAGAAATAAATGATGTTCGAGAACCATCCGAATTTAAAGGATTTTCTTTTTCTAAATTTAAAAAGACGGAAGTAAAAAAACAATTGATTGAAAATATGTTAAAAGGAAAAGTTGAACCGGCTTGTTATTGGTGTGCGGAATTAGTTTGTTCTGGTCATTATGCTGACATATGGGAAAGTATTTTATATTATACTGGTAAACATATTCATTTAGGTAATCCAAAAATTGCCATTTATTTACAAATGAGATTTGAAATGTTTAAAAATATCGTATCCGATAGTCATTTTATAAATGAATTGCAATTAAGAAATAATAATAAAATACGAAAATTATTTGCAGAAATGATTTGTGTTGTTACCTTATCCAATAAAAAAAATAGTTTTGAACCTATAAAGATTAATCGTGAAGAAGAATTTGACATGACACAAATGACAGAAAGATTAAAAGCACCAAATGTAGAATATATTCTACCTATTTTTAAAAAAGAGGATCCAAAAGAGTTAATTATACCTGTAAATGAATTCATTTATAATATTTCCATTAAAAATATGTTACCATCTTGTTATTGGATTGAATGGATTGTCGATTTTGATACTATTTGTAAAAAAAGAAAAGAACCATGTTATTGTGAAAGACGAACATTTGTCACTGTAGAAAAAAAATTTAGTTGTGATATTATTTGGATATTATGGGATGCATTAATTTATTATAGTGAATTATCAAATAATACTTATATTCAATCATTGATGAAGTCATTAGTAAACATTTTTTCGATTCGTTATACAACTGCTTCTTGTAAAAAACGAAGATATTTATTATATTTTGCTGTATCTATATTATGCGAAACTGTTCCAAATGATATTGAATTAATTTCCAATAAACAAATCATACAAAATGTAGTTGAAAAAATTAATCAAATTTATAAACAAATCAAGAAAAATGAAGAAAGTCCAAACACGGATTATTTATTCGCCAATTTGGAAAAACAAAATAATTTTGAAAAAACATTGAAAAAAATGGAATTGGTCAATAGTATGGACTTTATGAAATAATTTTTTTTAAATTTTTTAGAAATTTTTAGAAATTTTTAGAAATTTTTTGAATTTTGCATTGGTATAAAAATCACATAAAAAGTCGACATTTATTATAAAAACAAATGTCGATTCCAGATTGTACATTAACAACTGCTTGTTTTTGTATGCATAAATATAATGAAAATTCTCGTTCTTTAGAAGAAGTTCTCGAAATGACAAACGCATTAATGGAAATACCAGTGTATTTGGTCATCTATGGAGATAAAGATACCATTCCATTATTGAAAGAAAAAAGGGAAAAATGTCGTCTTTCTTTTATGACAATTTTCATTGAACTAGAACACAATCAATTATGGAGTTTTCAATATCTAGAAAAAGTAAAAGAAAATCGAAAACAAACATGGGGTTCTCGTGATAGTAGAACATCCTGCGAAAGTCATTTAATTACATGTAATAAATTTGATTTTGTTCTCCAAACAATCCAAAAGAATCCATTTCAAACAACAAAATTTGGTTGGGTGGATAGTTTTTTGGGTAAAGATCGAATAAAAATATGTGAACATTATCATCCGAATGTTTTGCCTTATATTTTATCCAATATTTCATCGAAATTTCATATCCAGGTTCTCAATGTATGTGATAAAAAATATAAATTGACAGAAAATAAAAAAGAATATTATGATTGTTATCGATGGGTTGTTTGTGGTGGATTTTTTACCTGTGGCAAAGAAATCGGAAAAAAAATATTATTGCGATTAAAAGAAATTTTTATAGAAACCACCATGCTAGGATTTGGTCACGGTGAAGAAATGTTTTATTTAGAGGTTCTCGATGAATTTTATGAAGATATCCATCGTAGTTATGGAGATTATGGTCAAATATGGGATAATTTTATTACAATTACTCGAAATGTTCATTATATTTATTATTTCATTATACGAAATTACATGAATTATGGATATTATCGAGAATGTGTTGATTGTTGTGAAAGTATTCTAAAAGAATTTGAAAGTTTTCGTTTGTATGATATACCTGAATTACAAATGAAAATTTATTTGGATTGTTTTTATGCATTGCAACAATGGGATGAAAAAGAGGCAAAATCGATGAAAAATCGAATCATTCGAATATGTTCTCAACATCCGTATTTACAAATGGAATTGGAAAAACAATTTCCGGAATTCGATTTATTAAAATGCTGAACCAAATGAACCTCCTAAAACACCGTTTGCTGCCATTGGTCCCATGGACATCATTCCATAATCCATTTGATTATTTCCACGCATCATATGATCATAATTTGGTGCATTTTGTTGTCTTGCTGTTGCGACTGGTGCTGGTGGAAACATTCCGGATTGAATTTGTGGATTATCTAAATAGTCTGCTTGACTAGGAACATGTTGTTGTGAAATTGGTTGACTTGAACGAACATTTTTTTTAATATTTGCACTTCTATCTTCACTTGGAGAACCATTCCATAATTCTAAAGCTCTTTCAACTAATATATTGACCTTGATTCCCAATTTTGTTTGAATACTTAATACAATAATTAAGAATGCTAAAATAACATTGGTTAATGTTAATGATTCGTATTTGAAACCGCTATAGGTAGGAATATAAGTAATCATTCGATGAATGACAATTATACCACAGAACATAATGACTAATTGTATCAATATTTCTGCTAAAAGTTCTAAAGTAGAACTTTCTGCATCCGCTTCTGGAATAAATCGTTGTATTAATTTATTTAAAATGACAATTGGAATTACACCCATTGTTGCATATTGAACAACATTTAATACTTCCGCTTTTCCTTCTTCTGTTGTAGAAAAAACATGGGACAAAAAAGTTTTTTTATTTATATCGTGTGTTTCTTGTAAAATATCCATTTTCGTATACTATCCTATTAGAAAATATAATCATCGATTCTTGTAAATAAATATACTATCAATAAAATCAATAAATAAATTGCGTATAGAAAAGATTTAGAGAGTTCTATTCTTATATTATATTCATAAAAATGAGTAGTGCTTTAGCAGCTGCAAGAAAAAGAAGAGGTGCACCACAACCAGATAATTCATTTCAACCAAACACACAGCAACAACAACAGCAACAACAACAACAAAATGTAAATGCAAATGGATTAACATTGCCTCAAGTCATTAGTATTATTGATAAAAGATTAATTCAATTAGAAACCTTCATGAAATCATCCAAAGAACAAAATACACAAAACAACGCAACCGTAGAAACATCATCGAATTCATTCAATGAACAATTCAATCAAATAATATCCGAATATAATAGTCGTTTTGAATTATTAGCCGAAGAAATTGGTAATTTAAAAGATATTGTATTAAAATTACAATCTTATACAATGGAAGTCAATAAATCTTTAATGGAAGAAAGAATTCATATTTTATCTGATTTAGGCACAAATGAAAATATTACATACGAAAAAGTAGAAAATCAAGAACTTTCAAGCATTGATTTAAAAAACTTAGTAAAACAAGAATTTAATAATAATGAATCCTTTGTTCTTGAATCATCCAATCCATAATAAAAATGAATTAAAAAAATAAATATAAAATGGTAATCTATTCTATATTTATACTGATGTCAAACGATTTTTTAAATGAAATAAATAAATTAAAAACGAATTATTATTCGAAAAATCCGAAAAATATTCTCTTTCCATCAAAACAAAAAATGGATTGTGCTCAATCCATTACAAATGTCATTGACTTTGATAAGCTAATACAGAATACAATCTATCAAGTTCGTGATACAAATAAAATTTTTATTGATTATACTGTATTCAAAATATATGCAAATCCGGAAAATTATTTATTGATTATCGATTCTATCTTTTCTGTATTTGACTCAGTTATACATCAATACGGATCATTTGAAATTCATTTTAATTTAAATACATTTTCTGTAACTGCATGTCAACGATATAAAAAAATCATTGAATTATTTATTGAAAAATGTATTCAAAAAAAATCGGAATATACAAAAAAAGTCATGAAATTATATTTATATTATACACCTACGGTATTTGATAATATTGCTTTAATTTTACAACAATGGATACATCCAGAAGTAAGAGATAAATTTGTTTTATATAATAAAATCGAAAGTATTGAACGAACGCAACAATTGTTTCTTCCATAAATTATATAGAGTCATGAATATAATATATAGTAAAAGATTTATTATTGATTTTCATGGAAATTTGTATTCAAAATTTACAAAAAGCGGAAATTTTCTCTAGTATATTTCAACATATGAAATTATTTTCAGATAATGTAAATATTATGTTTGATAAAGAAAAAATGTATTTACAATCCATGGATTCTTCTCGTGTATCTATTTTTGAATTAAATATACCAGCAACATGGTTTGATGTTTATACAAATGAAAAAAATATATGTTTAGGTATGAACAGTAATGTTTTATTTAAAATTTTAAATACGCGAGATAAAAATCAAATATTACACATTCAATATTACGAAGAAATGGAAGATAAATTATTTTTACAATTTACAAGTGAAACAAAACATGTATTCGATAAACAATTTGAAGTTCCATTAATGGAAATTGATTCTGAATTAATGCAAATACCTGAAACAGAATATTCTGTTGAATTCAATTTATTTTCCTTGAATTTTGCCAATGTGATTCATCAATTAAAATTATTTGGTGATTCAATCGATATAGAATGTTCTGAAGAAAAAATATGTATGAGTGCAAAAACTTTAGATTCTGGTAAAATGACCGTTGAAATAAATATGGATGATATAAATTCTTATATGATTAATGAAGGATTACATATTCAATGTTCCTACGCCATCACTTTTTTAAACAATATTTGCGCATACAATAAAATTTCCAAAAATGTAGAAATTAGTTTATTAGAGAATTTTCCAATGAAAATTGTTTATCGTTTAGATGATACCGATGAAAATGCAAAAATAACTTATTATCTAGCACCGAAGATTAGTGATAATGAAGATGATTGATTTTTTAGTGAATGATATTTGGTGTAAATTTTTTGATGGAATATACAATATCCGATTGACCACTTTGACAATGCAATCCAGACATGGATCCAATTCCGTGATTTAATATATTATCACTTGCAAACGATGCGATATAACGATAATCTTTCGGTTTTTCTATAATAAAATAATTATCTTGACTTAATAATAGTGTTTCTATATCGGATAAAGTGACATATCGTATAGGTATACCTAGTTGTTGAATATTAAAATATTTTGGATTTACTATGACTGCGCTTTCTAATAATGCCCATGTATGTGGTGATGTCCAGTTACCTGCGATTTCACAACGACAACCATAAAATATAGAATTATCTTTTTCACCTAATCGTATCATTAAACTAATTCTACTTTTGTTTGCTAGATAAAATCTCTCGCCTACTTTAAACACTATATTATCATTTTTATTTTCATTGATATAATCGATAATATTCACATCTCCTTCAATGGGTTCAAATCCTAGTTCGTTTCTGGGCATATTTATAGGACCCGCATCCTCCAAATGTTGTTGTGATGGAGTTGATGATTCAAATTGTGATAATAAATTTGTCATTGTTTGTTGTTGTCGTGATGCTTCTTCTGGTAAATGTAAATTATTTCGTAATCGATTTTGTATTTGCTGTTGAACTTGCATGACTCTTTCTTGATTTTCTCTTTGCCGCTGTTGTTGAAACAATTGATGTCGTCGTAATTGATATTCTCTTAATTGTAATTCTTGAGGTGGTAAAGATGGTCTTTCTGGTTGCTGTTGCTGCTGCTGCGAAGAAAATGGTGTGATTGTTTGTATTTGTTGTGAGGTTT